AAAAGACCAGCGAGCAATAAATAAAGCAAGTACAAAAAATGTACGATAGAGCCTATAGGAATATCAACAAGGAAATAGAGACCATATACAAAAGCTACTCCAATGATACTGGTATAGATGTTAATACGTTAAAACAACTACTAACTAAAAAAGAGACCAGTAAAGTTTTTAAAGAATTAAAAGCCAAGGGCTATGATAAATACATCAAAGATAATTATAAGAGTCGTATAACAAGGTTGGAGCAACTAAAAGCTCAAATATACGCTAAGGCTAAAGATGTCTATAGTGAGGAGGAGCTTATTAGCCATAAATGTTATGGCGAGGTTTATAAAAATAGTTATTATAGGAGTATTTACGATACCCAAATGGGTACGGGCTTAGATTTTGGCTTTAGTACCATAGATAATAACTTAATAGAGACGTTATTAAATGAACGCTGGAGCGGTAAGAACTATAAACAACGTATATGGGGTAATACTGATATCCTAGCGGAGTCAGTCAGCGAAATAGTCGGCGGGGCTATCCTAAGCGGTCAGTCCTTGAGTAAGACTACCCAGCAAATACGCGAGCGTTTTGGAGTATGTAAGTACTACGCCGAGAGGTTGGTAAGAACTGAGACCAACCACTTTTATAATGAGGCTGACGCTCTAGCATACGAGGAAATGGGTATCGATAAATACGTTTTTGTGGCTGTACTGGATAGTCGTACGAGTCCAATGTGTCAAAGTTACGATAATAAGGTACTAGACTACAAAGATAAAAAAGTCGGTGTCAATTTCCCACCGCTACACCCTAACTGTAGGTCAACTACGAGGGGATATCTTGGCGAGGAGGCTGAGAAAAGCCTACAGCGTAGAGCTAGAGACCCAAAAACGGGTAAAACTGAGCTTATAAACAATATGAGCTACAAAGAGTGGGCTAAAAGTAAAGGTTTAGAGGACTCTAAAACGAAACGAGGCGGACAATTACCCGCTAAACCAGTTGTCGATACGTCTAAGAGCGTTAAAATTGAGGTTAAACCGCTTACTGATAGGGATAAACAAGCCCTAGAGTACTATGTAAGTGGCGAGGGTATGTATGTTAGTAATGCGTTACGTGGTGTTAATAAAGATATAATACTTAACGATAAAGATATGGAGTTTATAAAAGATTTAGACCACGCTACGGATAGACCACTAGAAAAACAAAGGCTATATAGGTCAGTAGACGCTAGCGTAATATTTAAGGATATCAACGAGTTTGAGTATGAGGACTTACGAGGATACCTTAACTATGGAGCTAAAGGTACTTATGAGACTAATAGGTATAATAACCTAATGAGTAAACAAGTTAAAGAGTTTAAAGACCTAGGATATGTTAGTACTACTAAAGATTATGAGATAGCTAGAGACTGGGGAGGCTTTACTGGTAGTAATAAACCTATCGTATTGGAGCTTAACCTAGACGATACTGTTAAAGGTGTTGATTTAGACTTTTTAGATATCGCGGACGACCCGCAAAAAGAGACGCTGTTAGCACGTAATCAAATCTTTAAAGTCAAAGAAATCACAGCCAAAGACGGTAATATCTACGTAAAAGTAGACGTTACTAGCGGAGATGTGGTTAAAGATAGCGTTAAAGAGGCTACTAAAGATGTGTTTAAGACTGAAAACTTACCAGCGTGGTTTAAAGACTACAAAGGAAACGCTGACGAGGAGGCTAAGTTATTAACCGACTGGTTAAATAAAAACGGCTACTCTAACAGTAAAGCTAGTAAAGTGTTTAGTAACTCTATAAAAGATATAGGTAATGGTAATACTAACATCACTAAACAAGCCTTTACTAAATATAAAGAGGGTAAAGGGTCATTTACTAGAGATTTATATACTAATGATGTTGTAATACCTAGAATAACCAACAAAGATAACCCAGTTGGTAGTATCCAAACGGTACTACACGAAAACTGGCACGCGATAGATTATTATAAAGCCGATAACGGTAAATTTTTAAGTAATATGAGCGAGAGCCTTAAAAAAGTTGTACGTAATGACGATAACAAGGTAGGAGCGGATATTACTAGACTGTTTGAGGACTTTAATAAACAATGTAAAGATATCAATACTAGGATATCAAAAGAGTACCACTATCTTTTTGACGAAATCAATAAGAAATGGGACGAGGGTAAGTACAAAAGTTATCGTAGCTATACGAGTGCTTGGAGTAAAGCCCGTAGTAAGATAAAAGATATGATAGACTACGAGGAGCGTAACCTTATGGGTGGCGGAGTCAATAATCTACAAGATATTTACGACAGTTTAAGTGGTGGATACTTTAGAGACACGGGCGTAGTCAAATACGGACACGGTCGTAAATACTTTAGACGTGGTGGTGTAGATAGCCAAGTAAGAGAAATACTAGCAAACTACGGAGCGTTAAGTATGACTAGACCCGACCTTATCGAAATGTTAAAAGCCGATAAACCAGCTCTAGTACAAGAGCTAGAGGCTTTACTGGATAGTATGTTATAGGAGGTGTGTATATGAGTAACGAGGATAAAAAAGTTAAAATTATGGCTTTACTGAGTGAAATATACGAGCCTATGTTAGAGTTTTTAGATTTAGAGAGCGATAAAATGCTAGATTTAAAGATAAAAGTACTAACTGACCTAAAAAATGGTATACCAATAGCTGATATACCTAATTTTTATGATATTTTAGAGCTGTACCCAGCTGGTATGTGGGACTAGCTCATTATGGAAATACCGCCGTTTGGTCTTAAAAATGTGTTTTTCTTGACCCTCCAAAAAGGTAAACGGTTAAATATCTCATAAATTATAGTTAAAATAATTAAACGGGGCGGTACACGATAGCTTATGTGAGGTTTAGGAGCTATTAACTTAATAATGATAAATCTAAGACGCAAATATTACAGTATTTACGTCTTATTTTTATACAAATCTAGCCGACGGGCGTAAAACGGATAGAGAGGAGGTTATCTTATGGAGGATAACAAACAAACTACTACTCAAGGTACAGCTACAGCTAACGTACCTACAAACGAGGACAATAAAGCTGGTAAATCTTTTACTCAAGCTGATATGGATAATTTAGCTGGTAAAATTAGAGGCGAGGAAAAAGCTAAAACTGAGGAGCTTATTAAACAAGCTACAGCCAACGCGATAGCTGAGTACGAGCGTCAAGCTAAATTAACGCAAGAGGAAAAAGATAGAGAGGCTAAGACAAAGAGAGAGGCGGAACTTAGAGAGCGTGAAAATGCTATCACGTTAAGAGAGAGACGTATAGAGGCTCAAGAAATGCTTAGTCAAAAAAATATCCCTATCGACTTGGTCGATTTTGTTGTAGATTTAGACTTATCTAAAACAAAGGATAATATAGAAAAACTAGCCAAAACTTATAGTAAATCAGTAGAGACTGGAGTAACTGATAAACTTAAAGGACAGCCACCTAAAGACTTTTCTAGTAATAATAGTAATACTGACAAGCCTAAAAAGGTTATGTCAGCTTTTTAAACTTGCTAAGAAAAAAATAGAAAAATTAAAAAAGGAGTGATGTATATATGGCAAGAATAGACGCGTTAAATATTTTAATAAATGATAGTGATAAAGATAAATTAGCTGAAAGCTACGCTGGTGTTATTGAGGGCGTACAAAAAGAGTCAATAAGTGAACAAATCAAAAATAAAAATTATAGTGGAGACCCAACTACTGGTACTGTAGAAATCGATAGATTTAAAAACGCAACTATCAACGATTTAGGTACAGCTAGAACTGGTAAAAAAGGAGACTCACTTAAAAATACTGGTAAAGTAACTGTATCAGTTGATACTGATAAAGAAATCGTAGAGGAAATCGCTAAAAAAGATATCAAGTTGTTTGGTTTAGTTGGTATGGCTGAAAAAAGAAAAGCTAACCATATTAAGAGAATGTCAGCTTACTTAGATACTGAATTTTTTGCTTGTGCTGAAAAAGAGGGTACTAAAGTTGAGTTAACAGCTACTGATATCCAAGGAAAAATCGAGGAGTTAGTAAACTCAGTAGAAACTACTGTAAATGACTGGGTAGACGGTGTAGATAGAGATATGTTAGTTTTAACTGTTAAACCTAATATCTACTCTAGCTTATTAAACTATATCGACTCAGTACCAAATAGTTTAACTGGTTTAACTGATAACTATTTCCACGGAGTTAAAATTTTCTCTAACCATAGACAAACTAAGTCA